TAGTAATAAGCGTTGGCTTCACTTCTTTATGCTTTTTGTACCCGTCATGGGTCTTTGGACTTCTTCTATTGGTATCATTGGTCTCGCTCTTAACCTCCGTGCTTACGACTTCGTATCACAAGAGATCAGAGCAGCGGAAGATCCAGAGTTCGAAACGTTCTATACCAAGAACATCCTATTGAATGAAGGTCTACGTGCATGGTTGGCACCAGTGGATCAACCACATGAAAACTTTGTTTTTCCTGAAGAAGTATTGCCAAGAGGCAACGCTCTGTGATATACTGGGGGTCGAAAGACCCTCTTTTTTATGGCTGTAACATACGATCAAACAAATATTTTTCCATTAAGACTTGGGTATTCTATTGACTCTAATTTTCTTGAGTATCAAAATGATTTAATCCTGTGGATAAAAAAATTTCAACAGAATAATAAATCTGAAACCGTAAGTAATGTTGGTGGGTGGCAAAGCAAAGGAAATTTTTATCTAGAAGAAGAAAGCTTTGCACCTTTTATGGAAAGGATATGGAGTCACATTACAGATAGTATCCATAATTTTTCTAAAGAGATAGAATTAGAATACCTAATGGATCATGGTCACAAATTAAACCTGACAAACATTTGGATTAATGTTAATCAGCATGGAGCATTCAACCATGTTCATGTTCATCCTGGATCTTTATTGTCTGGTGTTTTGTGGATTAAAGTACCAGATAATTCTGGATATCTTGTGTTGAGAGATCCACAAGAGATGAACAATTATTGTTTGGGACAAAATGCACACCCAATCATACCGAAAGAAGGAGGGATGGCATTGTTTCCTGCGTTCATTCCTCATAATGTTGAGATAAATGAAAGCGATGAAGAAAGAATTTCCATTTCTTTTAACCTTGACTTTGCTTGACGGATCTGTTATAGTAACTACGAATCGAAAAATAACATGGACATTATCATGTACAGCATCCCTGGATGCAGTTATTGTAAACACGCAAAAGAATTATTCCGACGTGCTGGGGTGGAATATACACACTATGTCGTTGGTAAAGATTTAACAAAGACAGAACTACTAGAGAAGTATCCACTAGCTCATGGATATCCATACATTATTATTGATGGAGAACCTGTAGTTGGTGGTCTTACAGAGACTGCAAAAATTTTCCTTTCTAAAGGATTGGTAAAACCAAAATGAAAGATGATGATCTGCAGATAAATAAGGGTGTGGAGTTAATGCTTCGTAGGAGGGCGAAGGTCGAACCCCCAAGTAAAGGGTTAAAGATTCATAAAATAATTGCTCTCCGAAATAAAGTGTTTAAATTCAAGCTTGAATTTACCTGGGAGGAGAGTACAACCTAACAGGAGAGGAACCATGTCAGTCGCAGTTATTCTTGCATTTTCGACCATCTTGATGTTCTTGTTTATGATTGTCGGAGGATTGATTGGATGGACGGCAAATGATTTTTTGTATGCATACATGCAGACAAAATCTAATCTCCCAACCCATCCTGAAATGTATGATGAAGACGGACAGTATATAAATGAAGAACTATTCGCAGTGAGATTCGTTGACGAGGAGGATGACGACGGAGATGATTATTATTGACATGAATCAAGTTATGATTAGTAACTTGATGGCTCAAATTAAACGTGATGATTTGAACGAAAAACTGGTGAGGCATATGGTTCTTACCAGTCTTCGTTCATATGAAAAACAATATACTGAAGAGTATGGTGAGGTTGTACTCGCTTACGACAGTAGACATTACTGGAGAAAGGATGTTTTTCCTTTCTATAAACAGAATCGAAAAAAAGATAGGGAGAAATCTGGTCATGACTGGGGGAGCATCTTTGAAGTCCTGAATAAAATCAGAGATGAAATTAAAGAATACTTTCCATACAAAGTGATCGAAGTGCATGGAGCAGAAGCTGATGATGTAATCTCTACTCTGTGTAAGAACAAAGGTCCTAAAGATAAGATTCTTATTCTGTCTGGGGATAAAGATTTCATTCAGTTACAGAAGTATCCTGGAGTGACCCAATATAATCCCATCACAAAACGTGCGGTGAGTCATGAGAATCCACACAAGTTTATTAAAGAACATGTGATGCGTGGCGACAAGTCAGATGGTATTCCTAACTTCTTGTCAGAAGATGATTGTATTGTTCAGGGTGTACGACAGAAACCTATCAGTCAAAAAAAGATTGCGAAGTGGATTGAACAACAACCACATCAATTCTGTCTAGACACGCAACAACTTCGTAACTACCATAGAAATCAACGGCTTATTGATTTCGATTGTGTACCAGAGGAGATTGAGGATCAAATTCTACATGAATATAACTCGATAAATATTTCTGGAAAGAAAGTACCATTAGAGTACTTTAAAGAGCATCAGTTAAATGATCTGATGCAAGAATTCTTCTTTCGTAGTTCATCGCCATTCAAATAAATGAAACTGTTAATTAGTGAAGTGCTCCAAAAAGTGAGCAATGCAAAGACCAAAGCACAGAAGATTAAAATTCTTCAAGAGAACAATAGTAATGCTCTTCGCTCTCTATTGATCATTAACTTCGACGAGAGCGTGGTGTCGCTGCTACCCGAAGGATCTGTTCCCTACGAGGTTAACGACGCTCCTGCAGGCACAGAGCACACTCTCCTGGAGAAAGAGTATCGCAAGCTCTACCTCTTCTTCAAGGGAGGTAGTAGTTCTCTGAAGCAATCGCAGCGAGAGAATTTGTTCATTCAAATGCTCGAAGGACTTCAAGAAGAAGAGGCGGAGCTCCTTATCCTTGCTAAAGATAAGGCATTGAATAAGAAGTATCGCATTACCAGGGCGTGTGTAGAAGAAGCATTCCCCGCTATTCAGTGGGGAGGTCGATCTTAATGAGTATTAAAATTGTCAAAGAAGATTGCGATCCTATTGTTGCCCAGGACAGAACACTGCCCTATACCGCTTACTTGGTGACATATCTTGTTGATGATGTGGAAAAATATGATCTTGTTATCGCTGGTAAGAAGACAGACATTTTCGATTATTACTGGGATCGATACAGAGAAAACTTAATTGGATTTGTTCAGTCTGAAGGTAGAGTAAATCCAAAGCTATGGGGATATCAATCTAAAGAAGGAAAGAAAAAATAATGGGCGATCACTTTTTGTTGAACCTTTATGGTTGTGATCCAGATAAACTAAACAACGAAAAGTTTCTGGTGGGTATGCTTGAGCGTGCTGTTATTGCAGGTGAGATGACTTTACTGAATCTTATGACTCATAAGTTTGAACCACAAGGAATAACAGCAGTAGCACTGCTATCTGAAAGTCATATTAGTATACATACCTGGCCAGAAGAATGTTCTTGTGCTGTGGATGTATATACATGTGGAGAGAATGCTAGGCCACGCCTAGCGTGTGATCTAATTATTGATGAAGTTAATTGTCAGGACCCCAGGGTCACACATATTAAGAGAATTTAAATAGTAACAAATGTTACAGATTGACAATCCTATATAGAGTATGGTATAATAACCATACGTTCATCCCATTCGTTGTTTGCGAATAGCGAATGAGACGCAAGTAAGTCGCGGAACGGAGCGTTCATCCTATGCTTTCATTAGCACTCATCTTTTTTAGTCACGTCCCAGTGGAGAATTATCTTCGCTGTGAAGATTATGAATGGTTGAGGCAAGGTCTTGAGGAAACTAAATTGTTCACCAGAGCAGAGAAGTTCGATCTTCTTGTGCATTGGATGAATCATACAGACCCTCATTGTTTTAAAGCGCAGGACGCAAACGACTGAAGGAACGGGAATTAACATTCTCATTTCTTTAGGAGTACCTACAATGAACACACTTCAGCTTATCAAAGAGCAGATCCAAAAGCAAGCAGCACTGCACGACGCACAAATCTCCCACACCACTTATCGTGGTGTAGTATATGAGTGCAAGCAAGGTGTTGATGAAACTCACGGTACATTCTGCTATCGCGGTCACACATACACCAAGTGATATGGATTATCGATATCACTTTGATGATATGGATGCTAGTAACAGGCCACCCAGATGTTACCAACTTAAATATAGGGGGGTAACATACTGGTCCTGTTATAAGGTTCACTTGCATGAATACTTCGAGCAATTGCTTGATGTAGAACCAAGTAACAGGCGGGGTTGATACCCCGCTTTTTTTGTGCTAATATATAATGAAAGGGAGGCTTTATGGATAGAGACAAACTTAAACTTATCTACAGAAACTTGAAGTCGTTGCTTAATGCACTTGAGTCTGAAATTTATTCAGACAAAGAGTCTTACCTGAACAAAGGTGAGAACTTTGATGATCCAGCCCATTATTACAGTACAGATGATGACGATGGGTACACAGATTGAAAAAAGTATGGTATAATACACATGAAACGATCGCGTATTTTAAAGAAGGCACTGCATAGTGCTGTACGTTCTGGTAAAGGTATTGATAACCTTGTCGGTGCGTATGCAGATGAGCTTCTAAAGGAAGCACTTATTAAACAAACTATTAAAAGAAAAGGTTTTGGTTATGTCGAACGTAAGACTGATTTCAGTGACCCCAGAGGCGGAGAAGACGATGGGGTACGTAGCGAGAGTCAGCAACCCGAACAATCAGGAGAACCCGAAGGTAGCGGGACTCCTTAAGTATTGTGTGAACCATCAACACTGGTCGGTGTTTGAGCAGGCACACATGACGCTTGAGATTGAAACGACTAGAGGTATTGCAGCCCAGATCCTGCGGCACCGTTCCTTCACATTTCAAGAATTTTCCCAGCGGTATGCTGATAGCAGTATGCTTGGTGAAACTATCCCTCTCCCAGAGTTGCGTCGTCAAGATACAAAGAATAGACAGTACTCTATTGATGATATAGATCCATTCACTATTCAGAAGTATGAGATTCTAATGCAGACTCACTTCGCAGCTTCAATGGATCTCTATCAAAAAATGTTGAACGATGGAATTGCAAAGGAATGTGCAAGGTTTGTGCTTCCTTTGGCAACTCCCACCCGCATCTACATGACAGGCTCTGTTCGGTCGTGGATCCACTATATAGATCTACGGAGTGCCCACGGCACTCAAAAAGAACACATGGATATTGCTAACGCTTGTAAGCAAATCTTTATTGAACAATTTCCTATCTGTGCTGAAGCACTGGAGTGGTCCTAATGCCTACGTATCCCGTTAAACATAAAGACACTGGAGAGACACAAGAACTCTACATGTCTATGGTAGAATATGAACAGTGGAAAAAGGATAATCCCGAATGGGAGAAAGACTGGTCCGCTGGTGTAGCTGGTGTCGGAGAAGTCGGACACTGGAAAAACAAAATGAGTAAGACCCATCCAGGGTGGTCTGATATCATGTCCCGTGCATCAAAAGTCCCTGGTTCAACTATTGAGTGGTAAACTATGCCAAGAGCAAGAAAGCGTAATCAACCTGATATTAACGGTATGTCTGTTAAGCAAATGAAAAGGAAGAAGCCTATCAATGCTTCCTATCTACTACCAGTAGAACCTCTCACAGATAATCAACGTGTGATGTTCGAAGAGTATGGGAAAGGTCAGAACATTTTTGCTTATGGTGCTGCAGGTACAGGTAAAACGTTTGTTGCTCTGTATCTTGCGCTCCGTGATGTTCTTAATGAAGACACTCCTTACGAAAAAGTGTATGTCGTTCGTTCACTTGTAGCGACAAGAGAGATTGGATTCCTTCCTGGTACACATGAAGACAAAGCATCTCTCTATCAGATTCCTTACAAGAACATGGTGAAATACATGTTCGAGATGCCAGATGATGCATCTTTTGAGATGCTTTATGAAAATCTGAAGGCACAAGAAACTGTATCGTTCTGGTCTACATCATTCCTTCGTGGTACTACACTTGATAACTCTATTGTTATCATTGATGAGTGTCAGAACCTGAACTTCCACGAGCTTGATTCAATCATGACTCGCTGTGGACAAGACACAAAGATTATGTTCTGTGGTGATGCTAGGCAGTCTGACCTACAGAAATCCCAAGAACGTACAGGTATCATTGACTTCCAAAAGATTCTTGAGAACATGAAAGAGTTTTCGATGATCGAATATGGTATCGAAGATATCGTTCGCTCTGGACTTGTTAAGTCCTACCTAATTAGTAAGATGAACCTAGGATTCTAATGAAAATATTTGATCATGTTGGTGAATTGACACCAGTCGAAATGGAAACAGTAACCATTGATGGTAAAAGATATTATGTCACCCCCAGTGGTGGCAGGTATCCGTCAATCACCACTGTGATCAGTAACAATTCCGCAAAGCAAGCAGGTCTTGCACGGTGGAGAGCACGGGTAGGAAAAGAGAAAGCTCAAGCAATCTCTAACCGTGCTGCTGGTAGAGGCACACGTTACCACAAACTTGTTGAAGATTACTTTAACAATGAACTTGATACAAAGAAGTATAAAGATCAACCACTACCATGGGTGATGTTTCATTCTTCTCGTGAAATTCTTGATCGTATAAATAGGGTATACCTACAAGAGGCAGCACTGTACTCTGATGTTTTACAAATTGCAGGCCGAGTGGACTGCATTGCAGAGTACGAGGGAGAACTTGCCATCATTGATTTTAAAACAGCAGCAGAACCAAAGAAGGAGCAGCATCTTTACGACTACTATGTACAAGAATGTGGCTACGCATGTATGCTGCAGGAAGTATACGGTTTGACTGTAAAGAAGTTGGTGACAATTGTTGCTTGTGAAAATGGTGACACCCAAGTAAAAGTTATGCCTCCTAAAAAAGAATATCTTTTATCATTGCAAGCATACATCAAGGAGTATCAAGAGAAACATGCTAGAAAAACTGGAGGATAAATTTATGACCACTGCGAAATTTTCGCAGGACGTTGAGAAAATTGCATACGAAAATAAAATGAATTATATCGATGCGATTGTTCACTACTGTGAAACACATGAGATTGAGATCGAATCGGTATCTAAACTGATTAGCAAACCTCTAAAGGAAAAACTAAAGTACGACGCACAGAAACTAAATTATATTAAGAAGACAAGTAGAGCAAAGTTGATGCTGGTATGACAAGCGATTTTTTTAGATCAGAGATGGTCCAAGGAGACCTACAAGAACTTGCAAAGATGCAAGAGTATTGCATGAAAAGCATGGTAGTTTTTCCTGCACTGTCTCCAGAGAAAAAGATGGAATACTTTGATGTCCTTGAAGAAATGATTGAGAGACAGAAAGTATTTTACTTTCGTCTCAAGTTAAGTGATGATGAAGAAGCACAAGAGATGGCAGACAGCATTAAGCAAGCTGCTATCATGTATGGTGCTTCAGAAAATGAAGACGCCACTGTGATCTTTGATGACTTGATCAGCAAGGTCCAGATGATGAAGCGTCACCTAGCGGCAGAGGGGACTTGACCCCACCCTCTGCCCGTGTTATAATTCGTTGGTGATCGCGGGGTCACACAGACCAAATCCAATCTATCCGAACAATCCTATGTCTTTTGCAGATCTAAAGCGCAAGTCCCAGACTAACTTTGACTTCCTTCAAAAGGAACTCACCAAGTCCAGCACTACTTCTGGTGGTGCCGACGAACGTCTCTGGAAGCCCGAACTTGACGCTAGCGGTAACGGTTATGCAGTTATCCGTTTCCTTCCCGCACCCGAGGGTGAGACCCTCCCATGGGCAAAACTCTACCGCCACGCCTTCCAAGGTCCTGGTGGTTGGTTGATCGAAAACTGTCTCACTACTAATGGTGACCAGTGTCCCGTCTGTGCTCACAATAACAAACTGTGGAACAGCGGTCTTGAGAGTGACAAAGAAGTTGCTCGTAAGCAGAAGCGCAAGCTTGAATACTACTCCAACATCCTTGTTGTGAGTGACCCCAAGCACCCTGAAAATGAAGGGAAAGTCTTCCTTTATAAGTATGGCAAGAAGATCCATGATAAGATCATCGCCGCCATGCAACCTGAATTCCAAGACGAATCTCCTGTAAATGTTTTTGATTTCTGGGAAGGTGCTAACTTCAAGCTGAAGATTCGTACCATCGCTGGTTACTGGAACTACGATGCGTCCGAGTTCACTGCTCCTACTGCACTGTCTCCTGATGATGATGAGATGGAAGCAATTTGGAAGCAAGCATACAGTCTGGAAGCAATCACTGCTCCAGGTGAGTTCAAAGAGTACGAAGCAATCGAGACTCGTTTGAATGCTGTGCTTGGTCTTTCGACTCCGCGTCCCGTCGCACAAGCACAAGAGGAAGAGGAACAGGACCCCGTTCCTTACAACACTGCTGGAGGGTTCAATGATCCCGACATCAGAGCAATGTCTTCCACTCCTTCCGCATCATCTGATGACGATGATGCACTCTCATACTTCCAGCGACTCGCTGAAGAATGATAAAGCAAAGGGGGCGCAAGCCCCCTTTTTTTATACCCCTGTTTTCTTTAGTCGTTTTGATATAAAATCAGAAGACTGCTTGTAATTATTAGCTCTCTTGAATTCGGTTACGAACTGGGAGAGGTAGATGTTTTTGAGCAAGTAAATTTCTCTACGATCATTGTTTAATTGCTCTTCGTGTTCAAATGCATTAATAGGATGAGACACTGAAGAACCAGGAACTGTGATAGTATTTGTTCCATCCCAGTATCTAAAAGGACTGTTGTAGAATGTTTCATCTACTTTTAATCCAGCTTGTTGAACAATCACTGGTACTTTTCTACTAGTAGCATCTCCCTTTAAAGACTGATTTGTTCTTACTTCATCTGTCTCGTAGTACAATGGTGCGTAAGGATTGACATACTTCTTCTCGCAATACTTTTGTAAAGAGTAAGAAGATCTAGGCCACTGGAATAGGGGGTTGATAATATTATTTGTTAATAGAATTACCCAGTCGTAGAAAGCATTGTTGTAAGTTTTAAATGCAAGTGAAGAGGGACTTTCTCCATCATCAATTGCATATCTATTGTAATATACAGAGTAATTATAGATATCTGGATTGATTTGATATCTTCTGAAGAAGTTCTTTGCCGTTACAAAGTCGGATGTTGTGAAGGGATACTTGATTGGTTTAGTATCATACTTTATGTTTGGAATTAGATTAAAATACATCAGTAAGTCTCTCCATCTACTACAATATCGTCTGCAAATAGCATCTTCAGTTCTTTGAATTGAATTGTTAACTGCGTTGCAACAGGAGCACCATTTTTATATGCTGCCCAAGCTCCATCTGGAGTGTAGTTTATACTGACATTACTGATTGCACATGGTTTGAATTGCGATACAAATTTATTGGGTCCAGTCCCTGACATGAATGTGACTTTTACAATGTTTGGAACACTGATGAAAGCTCCCTCACCAAATTCTGGAAGCATATTTTTCTTGAAAGTATTACAAATCTTTTTGATTTCTTCAGACTCTTTTTCACTGGATGCAAACATCTTGAAGTTCAATGAGAATCCTCTCATCTCTGGAGACTCATACATCATCTCCACGTTGGGGTTTACAATCTTTCCCTCAATGCCACCTAATGCTTGGTTTGTAGATACACTTGTTCCAAGAGCTTGGTTTGCTGCACCTACAATCTTATCATATAGCGCCCGTTTGGCAGAACCCAACGCCTCATCCTTTAGTGCATTTGCATCAAAGTTTCCTGCAGCACCGCGCATTATTTGTCTAGCAATCAAACCAAAACCAGCACCACCCCAGTTGGCACCATACTCTGCCTGAACATCTTCTGGCATGTACATTATAATACTTTCTTTCGATTCACCTAACATACCTGATCCGTCAGTTACGGAAGCATTGTATCGTGCTAGAGATCCTGAATCCTCGGCACCCGTTTTAAATGGAGGAGCATACTTATAAAATTGAAAGGAAACGTAGTCGGTGGTGGAAGAAATAGTTTTTGCCAGAGGATATCTGTAGTTTGCACCGCCAGTTACTCCAGTAATGCTACTGGTCGTGGAAAATGTTTGTGCTGCAGCACCTGATGAAGATGATGAGTTAGGATCTGGAACTTGTTTTCCAGATCCTTTTTGTTGTCCTTTCCACTGGAAGTTTGTACCATTCCATACATAATAACCACTTCTTCCAGTTCCTCCTGCGTAGTAGTCACCGACGTTGTATGATGCCATTACTTCACCATCTCCTTGTCTGATTGTTTACCATATCCTTTGATGATTCGTTGTGCTTTGAGACGGTCTTGATCTTTAGATTCAATCTCTTCCCATACTAATTCTCTGTCGTATGGAATCTTGCCAGATCCTTTTGTAATAACGAAGTCTTCAACAGGTAGGAAGATGGATGTTTCCCACTCATTAATTGCAAGGTCTAGAAATAGACTCTTACAATGGTTCTTGATGTATTTATGTATGATTATCCGAGGTACATCAATGAGTCCACGCTCTAGTTTTTGAATGACTTTGACTCTCGCTTTAGGCTTGAGGTAGTGTAGATTTACACCATAAAATTCATCGCCCATATCCCTAATGACATAGACTAAAGGAAACTTGTCGTAGTATGGAAGCCACTTGGATTTTGCTTGGTACTCAAAGAAATATAAGTGACCGTCTCTTACTGTTTTACGCAAGAGATTTTCATCTTGTACGTCATCAAATTTGTCGCGCTTTTCTTTCTTAATTAATTTATCTTGATCTGTTTTATATGTGGCAGCAAGAGATTTGACCTGCATCTTATACCAAGTTAGAGATTTCTTCTCTCCCTCTGTTGCTTTGCTGACCTTCTCGAAAATTGTTTCGTATTTGTCTTGGGTTCCACCGAACCCTTTAGCTTTTCTTTTTGCCATGGGTGCCTACTCCTAGGTGATCTTCGGTAAGGATTAAAAATTTCATCTGCCTATCCTCACAGAAGTCTTGAGCGGCGTCCCATTTGGCACGGTTCTTCATAAATGTAAAGACTTCTTTTTTCCAAGCGGCAGTCTTTCTTTTTGGTTTCTCATTTGGTGGTTGTGTTTGCTTCTTTGGTTTCACTTCGATGATGTACTTCTGATACTTACCAGTCTTATCCTTTACTTTAATATAAAAGTCTGGATAATATCTGTGTACCTTGCCATCAGTAGGACACTTGTAAGGAATAATTACTTCCTCACTACCCCACTCAATAATATTTTCATTATGATCACAGAAATACATGAACTTGCGCTCCCATAATGAGCGATAAATTATCCGAGTTGGATTACCTTTGTACTTCTGTGGGTTAGTTGGTTTATAAACACCTGAATATGCCATGCTAAATATAGTTGGACCAACTATTCTTATTTAGTGTGTCACTAGATACTTTCTTACAATCTATTGCCAAGCGCGGTGGCATGTCCATGACAAATGGATATGACATCAAGTTTAATTTGACTGGAGATCTCAAATCATATATGGATAGTATTGGAATAGGAACGGTTGGTGGAGCCGTGGATGCATCTAATCAAGGTGGATTGATTGAGATGTTATGTGATGAGGCACAGTTACCTAATGTCCAGGCTGCCACTGGTCAATTAAGTGGTAGGGTTCTTGGAGAAAATCAGATTAACTATGCATATGCAAAGTTCTACAGTGATCTATCCCTTACTTGGATGTGTGATGCTGATATGACACCACTCAAGTTTGTGACTGCCTGGCATGGTTTCATCTTCAGTGGTGAAGGTGGTGATGATGATAGACCAGTGAAAGGTCCTACAGGATTAACTGGAATGCTATCTCAAGCACCCTTGAGTTCTTCTAGAGCCATCAGACTTAACTATCCAGAGAAGTATCTGTGTCCAACCATGAGGATCACCAAGACGGAAAAGAATGCTGGTGCTCCTAATGGCAGAGCTCCTATCAGTTACATTCTTGAGAATGCATTCCCATATTCTGTTGACTCTGTTCCTTTATCCTACGGCACGTCACAGATTACAAAGGTGACTGCTAACTTCTACTACGAAAAACATACCGTAGTATTTGGTAATGGAAAATGAGTTTATGATTACCTGATTTTGGAAAAAAATTTCCCGCCAAAAAATCACTCAAAAAGTCGAGATAAATAAATATACGATTTGACCCACACATTTCATGGCATTACCTAAACTTGGTGTTCCCTCTTACGAATTAGAACTACCTTCTACTGGAAAGACTGTAAAGTATAGACCATTCCTTGTCAAAGAAGAGAAAGTATTACTTTTGGCACTGGAATCAAACGATGAGAAAGAAGTAATTAACGCTGTAAAGAATACGTTGAGAGCATGTGTTCTTTCTCGTGTCAAAGTAGATCAACTACCTTCGTTTGACCTTGAGTATTTGTTCCTCAAGATCCGCGCCGCTGCTGTTGGTGAAGTGATCGAAATGACAGTCACATGTACTGATGATAATGAAACTAGAGCTAAAGCAGCGATCAATATTGATGAAGTCTATGTGAAAAAAGAAGAAGGACATGATAGAAAGATCATGTTAACTGATGAGATGGGAATCATCATGAACTATCCAAGCATGGATAGATTTATTGAGTCGCAGTTTCTCAATAAAGATTTAGATCCAGAGCATATCTTCAACTTTATCGCAGAACATATCGAACAGATTTTCGATGGTGATGATGTATATGATTCAACCACAACTACAAAGAAAGAGTTCCGTGAGTTTGTTGAGAGTTTAACTAGCAAACAGTTTGAAGCAATTCAAAAATTCTATGAGACTATGCCTCGTCTCACTCACACATTTAAGGTAACTAATCCTAACACTGGTAATGAGTGTGAGTATACTATTGAGGGACTGCAATCTTTTTTCGCATAGCGGTCTTCCAGAATAGTCTGGAGGGCTATTACAAGACTAACTTTGCTTTGATGCAGTACCATAAATACTCATTGACAGAGATTGAAAACCTCATGCCGTGGGAAAGAGAAGTGTATACTGCTCTTCTGATTCAACATATCCAAGAGGAAAAGAAAAAAGCAGAAGAAGCAAAGAGCCGTAGATGAACATCACCTCACCACCAGAAGGAATACTAGATCCTAAACAACCATGGTGGCCTACTAAAAATATAGGTGAACGGCTTTGGATCCAATTCAAAGCCAAGTTGACAGGCATTAAAATGCCTGATGGAACGCAGTATTCATCCTTTGTTAGGGTTAGTGAGGCTGACGCTGATAAAATCATTGAGAATATTAAGAAGTATGGTCGGTATCCACAGGTAAATCAAAGTGGTAAGGACGGTGGATACTCAAACCTAGAAGCATATCAGCATTGGGTTGTAGATAATTTTCTTAATTTAAATGCTTTTACTGAAGGGTTTACAGATACTTCTGTTCCTGCTGACGCCACTGATGAAGAGAAAGAAGAAGCAGTAGAGCAAGAAGCGGAAGAGATTGTACAAGAAGCGGAGGAAGAAGTAAAAGAAAACGTTGATGAAGCCGCTGAAGTTGTAGATGAAATAGTAGAAGAAAATAAAGTAGAGCAAGTACCTCAAGATATTCTGGATGATATGCCAGATAATCTTAAGTCATCTCTTGCTAAATTAATCAGTCAAAGAACTGGAGTTGACATACCTGTAGAGAAAAAGAAGTCTGCATCTGGTCCAACTAATAGTAATATCTTAAGAACTCTGGTTGGATCTTTACAAAAGATACAAGGCACACTGGATAGTATTAATAATGAATTAAAGATTCAGAATGGTCTTCTTTCTGGTGCTCTTGCTACCACAGTAACTAATCTCAATCAAATTGAAACGAGTCATGAAGGACTCAATGCAAAGTTTGATGCTATCCTGGGTGCCTTCCAAGCACAGACTGCAGCACAAGAAGAAGCATTAGATCAGGCAGAGACTGATGCCGCTATTGCTGCACAAAAAGAAGGATCAGATACTGCAGGTACATTTGGATTTGATACCATTGATGAATCAAAGGTAGGTGTTCCTGGATATATCAAGAGCTGGATGAAGAAAGCTCTTGGTCAACTTTGGAAGAGATTTGCTCCCAGAAAACTGCGAGCAATTACTAGACTATTCCGAAGTAAAGTTACTAGACTGCTATCTAGATTTGCACCAAGGAATGTTGCTAGAGCATTAGCAAGAAAAGCATTTGGATCCACTGCACAAGCAGGTGCTCGCGGAGTTGGTAGATTTGTCACCCGAAAGGCACTACAAATAGGTGGTAAAAAACTAGCGCAGACTGCAGCAGTACAAGCAACCCAGCAATTTGTTAAGAGAGCAGCATTGGGACTTATGCGTCCTATTTTTGGTCGCATTCCTATCTTTGGTGGACTGATTGACTTCGCTGTCTCTTTGATGCTGGGAGAGAATCCTGGTAGAGCAGCAGCAAAAGCAATCGGCGCTACTATTGGTGCTGCACTCGGAACATTTATTCCTATTCCTATTGCTGGTACTATTATAGGTGGTGTGGTTGGTGATTTAGTTGGTGGCGGTCTCTACGATGCCATCACTGGTGGATCTCCATCGGAACCAACAGGAGATCCACAAGCAACAGAGTCTGGCGCACCTACATCATTCGCTGACCAGTCTGGTGGTCTTGGCACTCCAGATCCAGAACCACCACAGCAAAAAGAAACTGGCGGACTTACCAAGCCTGGTTGGGCAATCATGCACGGAACCGAGGCTATTGTTCCTGCTGATCAATATGAAAAGGGGACGGACAATCAAGATCTTTCAGGAAAAATGTTGTCTCCTATTGGTGGTGCATTAATTGGAGCTGCATCAAATTTCTTGACACAAGCAGGACCAGCAGCAGCATTAGTTGCTCCCATGTTTAAGCAAGTTGCAGGATCTCTCACCAATGTGTTTGATGTTCCTGCTACTTTGGCGCAGACAAACGTTGGTGGTTCCTTTGCTGGTATTGATAGCACACTTAAAGATGCTAAAAAGAAATCTGAAGATAAAGATAGCGAAGATAACTCCGAATCTAGATCTGATTATGCTGGGGAAGTAGGGGACATTAATGCACCTGATAAAAGTAAACGTAATTCACTACTTGGAAATTTGTGGAGTGGTCTCACTTCTCTTTTTGGTGCTAGAAAAACTACACCATACCAGGGAGATCCAAATTTTAATATGCCATCAGAGTTTAGCAACGTAGAGTTTGGTAACACTGATGAGCTGCGTTTTGGTTTGACTGGAAGAACTGCTATGGCAGTGGGCGGATGGTCTCATGCACACTTCGAGAATCAAGACAAGAGTCAATCTGCTTTGATCAAAGACACTGTACCTGTCGTCAAAAAGATGGCATCTATGGGTATGAAACCAGAGACATCTGATGGTAGACAGTTCACAACTGCCATGTCTGATAAAGAGATTGGTGAGTTAATTAAACATGGTTCTGATAGACACAATCACTCTGGTCCTAAACCATATGCAGTTGACATTAATATGCCTGGGTTCCCTTTGGTTCCAGTGGCATTAACTGATGTGAGAAATACTCCGTCGAAAGGTGAAGGCATTAATGCTTTGATTAAGGGGACAAATACTGCTATTTTCCACTTAAGTTATAAAACAGATGGATATTCTAAAGGTGGTCCTGTTGGATTGAATGGACCAGAACAAATTACAGTTGGTGAGGAAGGTCCTGAAATTGTTATGAAGAATTTGGTGTATGAAATGAAACCAATATCTGACATGCTTGATGCATACAATGCTTCGACAAGTACAACCGAGTTGATTGAATCTACGAGAGCATATGCTCCAGAGATTCTTATGTACGACACTGAATCTGATGAAGATGATGAACCAATTATTATCATACAGCAAGCTCCTTCAGCACCAGTCGCTCAATCTTCGAGCAAAACATCACAAGTTTTCATGACTGGTGTGAAGAGAGACGCGACTAAATCTATGTTGATGCAAAAGTTACTTGCTTGAAATAAATAACATCACCAGGGTCTAGCAGATGGCAGCATTTACCGAAGGTTTTACAGACACTTCACAACCAGGAAAGGATCACATCGGAGCAATGATCTCCAAGGTGATGGCTGCGCGTAAGTTTGCGAGAGAAGAAAGAGAATTAGCGGAAGAGAAAGCAAAGAAAGCAGGCTATGATAGTCTAGAAGAAGTTGGTGTAGAGAAGGGGTTCTTTTTTAAGGCAGCACTGAAGAGTAAGTTTGGTGGGTCTTATCTGTCTGGAAAAAAGCAAGATATCAAACAGACAGTTGATCGTGTAAAACTTTTACGCAATCCCAAGGCACAGTTCTGGAACTTCATAGACAACAGAGACGCCGAAGGGAAAGAAATAAAAAAACTCTCTGATGTAGAGAGATTTCGTGCCCAGTTTGATAACTATGCATTTGTTAGTGCCAAGAGACCTCCTGAAAATGTAGAACCACAGGAAGAGATGGTTCCCGACACTGCAGATGAGACTGCTTCTAGTGCATCTGGTGGTGGAAAGAGGCGAGTAACGAGAGAAGATATTCTTACAGCAGTCAGTGCTATTGCATCGTCACTAGAGAAGACAGCACAGTCTATTAACAATACTATTGGAGAGACTAAAGTCATTGCTGATGGTGTTCAAGCGATTAAGAGTGATGTAGTCACGCAGTTAAGTGAAAGAACAGATAGCATTGAGGCAAAGCTTGATGCTATTGTCGCTGCCATTAATGCACAGACAGATCTGCAGAAGAAGATGACTGATGATGCAGAAACTTCAAAGTCTATTACAACATCAAAGCAGCAAGGAGATGCTGCTGACTCTGGAGACTTTGATGATCTTTCTACTGATAAAGATGAGAGTGCTGATGATAAATTAGGATCTGAATTAGATTTGGGTGATCCAAGTCCTGCTGCTACGTCCGCACAGGATATTGAGTTCCAACAACAGCAAGCGTATCAGGAGCGAGAGGCTGGTGGTATTGTTTCTGGTCCTGACGAGGGTTATCTTGCCAAGTTACATGGTGATGAGATGGTCATCCCACTTGACAATAACTACACGCAAGGTCAACCAAGTGCCATGGATGGTAAGGTAAGACCAGTACCACAAACTTCCAAATTCTCAACTCAATCTTATGAGACAGGAACTCCATCAAAACCACCAGTAGCTTCATCTCTTGGTAGTAAGGTTGGATTTACTAATTTAGATCTTGGTATGGGATCGAAATCTGATAGTGCTGCTGATTCTATGGCGCAACCGCTGATGGATGCAATGTCACTACCTATGATGGTTGCTGGTGGTACTATCTTGTCTTCAGTTAATCAACTGATGACTCAACTGGGACCAGAGAATGCTGATGTTGCTGGTGAGATAGCGAAAGTTGCTCGTCCCATTGCTGACGTGTTTGGACTGCCAAACAACTTGGTAAACAAAGCAAGCGGTGGCATGGGAAAAAAAGAAGGTGATGAAGACAAAGATAGAGAGAATAAGGAGGAAAAGAAGGAGAAGAAAGGACTCTTTAGTAACTTGATGGAAACACTGAAGAAGGCAATGGGTCGCGGTGGCGGCGGCGGCGGCGGTGGTGGTGGTAGTCCTGCTGGTCCTCCTTCTTCTCCAAACTTTACTGGAGAAGGTGGTGACAAGGCAATGAATTACCTTATG